ACAGGAACACCCGGTAAGCCGGAACAGGAATTGTTTACGGATGACTGGACGGCAGTCCCGAAGGCGGATCAGGTTACGGCGGCTGTTCCTGCTGTACCTGGCGGCGTGGATGCGGGTATCTCGGCGGGGATGGGGTCGCCCTATACGCAGAAGATCGCGCAGGCGATGTTGCTGGAGAAGATGAAGAATCAGATGAGGCCAGAGCAGAATCAAGTAATCGTTCCTGCTGGCGGAACACTTTGGAAAGACGGAAAAGCTGCTTATACGGCACCGTTCAAGCCTGAGAAGGAACAGGCTCAGAGCAATCTTGCAAGACTGATTGATGAACGCGATTCATTGCCGGCAGACTCTCCTGCTAGGAAGGCATACGACAATGCTATCCGAAAGGAATCAGAGATTGCAAAACAGATTGTTCCGCCCGCTTTGACCGGAAACATTGAAAAGCCGATGACGGCAGCACAGAAGCAGAAATTTGAGAAATCAATCGCTGATGATTTTAAGTCTGCCGGTCAAGTGAAGCAGTCCATGGCTCAAATTGAATCTGCCATCGCTGATGTTGCAGGATCGAAAGGACTGTCTTCGAGAGAGGGATATTCTGGATACGTTCCGGCATGGATGCAAGGCAAAGAAGCAATGACCGCTGAAAACAGGCTGGATACGTTGAAGGGCAAGATTACGCAGATGGGCAAAGCGATGGCAACCATGTCAGGTGCTATCGGTCCAATGGCTGTTCAGGAATGGAAAATTGTTACTGATGCGGTCAACGCGATTGATCCGAAGGCCGGAAACCTGAAAGAGCAACTTGACAACGTGTTGGTGCAGGCACAAGGGGCGTCGGCTCGAATTACGGATACCTATGATCGGAAGTATGCCGATAGCTTTGATAAGTATCCGCAGTTCAATACTGAGAATATTCCAGTCTATCCGACTAAGCCTTCTGGGAAGGATACAGGAGTGAAGCCGATTGGAAGCGCACCATCAGCACAGATCGGACCGAAGTCTTACGCCACAGAAGCAGAGGCCGCAGCAGCAGGATTGAAGCCAGGAACTCCGGTAATCATCGGTGGCGTTAAAGGGACTTGGCAGTAATGGCATTCGTTCCAGATCAAAAACAGCCAAAAGTATCAGGGCGATTTGTTCCTGATGTTGCCGCATCGCCAGAACCGACCCAAGAGAAAGAACCTGGCCTGATTGACGAGCTAATCAGGCGTTCGACCATCGGCAGAATCAAGTCTGGAAACATCCTATACCCTGACGAGGAATCGTTTGTTCGCAAGACGGTGCAATCAGCATCGAGTGGGCCATGTATGCCTGCGCAACCTGTGCAAGCCCTTGGAACGGGCTTATAGCGCCTTGGAAGCGCCCTTTGACTTCGGGAGCCTGTAGCGGCTGCATGGACTGGCCGAGCATGGCCTCGGCCATCTTGCGCTTGCGCTGCTCGGCACGGTACTCCGCCGCGAGTTCGGGAGGCAGTTCGTCCATCAGGGGATCGTAGTCGGAGGTCTTAGCCATCACATTCCTCCAAGGTAAGCAGAACCAAGTTTGAACAGACCGCCCATCATTGCGTTCTGTTGCCCCACTCCGGCGTTGTAGACGTCCGTTCCATACTGTCCAGCCTGCAATGCAGCGTTATACATCGGAGCCGGCTGAACATTCGCATTCTGCGCCGCTCCCGGTACAGCAAACGGGTTCGATACCTGCGATCCGCTCATCAGGGCGTTGATCTCGTTCAGCGGCGTCTGGCGCTGCGCAAGTATCTCGGCAATTGCATCCTTCCGCGCCTGCGTGTCCATACTGAAGTCGCGCTGTCCTTCTTGGCCTGCGCCGATGATGGCCTGTTGCCGTGCGTCGTTAAAGCCGCGATCAATGGCGAACATTGCATCCTGATACGCCTTGGTTCCGGGCCGTATACCCGCAGCGATCAGGTCGGAGTTCTTCTGATCGCGGGATTGCGTGGTGCCTTCGTTGATGCGCGACATCATCGCGTTATAGACATCGTCGCGTGATCCACCGGCAGTCGGAGCGGCAGGCGCACCAGCGAAGTCCAGTTCCTTGCCGACAACGCCTTGTAGGGCTGTTGCTCCCTGTTCGCCCAGACCACCGAGCAACCCCTTGGAGCGCATAGACTGCTCATACAGGGCTTGCTGTTCCGGCGAGAACGTCTGCGTCAGTGTCGGGCGTTCGTCAGGCGTTGCGCCTTCCTGCCACGTTTGCGTCCCGTAGGGATTAACGACATTCGGATTGTTCAGTCTGGAAGAAGCAATGGTGGCTTCTTTGTTTGCTGCGCCTTGCTCTTTGGCAGCGCCCGCATAGTCGGGAGCGGGTGGCGGGGATGGTGCACACATGGACAGTTCCTTAAAGCTAGTTCATCGGAGGCTGTCAGCCGGTGCTGTTTGAATCTTACTACCTGCCTGAAACCTATGTCAACCTCTTGGAATACTGGTTTGCCGAGTGTTCGCAGCCCATTCTCAATAGTATCTTGTTGGCCACACTTTCAGGGGGAGCGGTGAGCATAACCTTCCTAGCCCCGCGCCGCTTCATCTCGTCCTCGACAAACTGGTAGAACCGCAACGCATTGCGTCCGTGTCTGAATTCCGGCTTGATGTAGAGAATATCCTCGGTGGCCAGCATCTCTTGCGTGTGCATGGATGGCACCAGATACATGCCGCAGAATCCGGCCATGACGCCGTTTTCTCTTGCCACGATCTCGACGTACCATCCGGCCTTTTCATACTGCTCGTACCGTTCCAGTCGTGCATCGAGAATTTCCCCGCCCGCACACATAGACGTTTCCTGCCAGTGTGCCTTTGCACACTCGATCTTCTCGGCCCATATCGAGGCCAGCGGCTCAACGGCGAAGATCAAAAGTTTCCTCCACGCTCGTAAATGTAGTCGGTACTCATCCACTGAATTGTCAGCGAGGAAGTCTGAATCTTCACCTTACCCGCCGCCCATGATCCTTCCCATTCAGCAGGCGATGTCCACTCCTTAAGCACTTCAAGGTTTGCCGCCCAATATGCTTCATCCCAATTGCTCATGTCCCATGTTGCCCCGGATTGCACGGTATAGGTGGCCGTTCCGGTTATTTCCTCGTCATTGAAGTCAACGTCAATGTCGGTAAGAAATGTAAAAGTTCCGTTTGCCGCCATGACAGGGCGTAGCATCTTGAATTGCTTGTTTTGTCCCGGCGAGTTGAAATGAGAAAACGCAGTCTTTGCATAGGCAATGATTTCATCTGACCCATCTGCGGTTCCTGTCCATGCTTTGTACACAGCATTTCCGTTGCAGAAGTAGAGTTGCCCATCAAGGATAGCGAAGTCTTCTGCATCCCAATCCGTAAATTTGCACCAGGCTTTCGTTGTGGTATTCATCACATACTGCTGATGCTCTCCATCCTCAGATATTGGAACATTCACAAGCAAAGCCGATTGCGCCGGATAAACGATTGCTTCCCATCCGAAGTTGCTACCGTAGTTCCGCGCTGCCTCGGTGAAGGCATCCTCAATCTTGAACGACAAAGCCAGCTTGTAGTCGATGGCCGCAGACTGCAATGCAGCAGACAAAGGGAAGGTTCCGTTCTGTGTGATGACAACCAAATCGCCACCGAATTGCGTCACGCAGCGCCGACCCAATGGCTTGCCGATAAAGAACGTCCCAACCTTCGCCCATGTTGTTGCGCTCGAAGGGTTGTTGCCCTGATACACCAACGCTTCTCCTTCGGATGTAATGAACACACAAACATCGTCTTGGCCATCGCCAGCATCCCGCGTCCATGTGGCAATCGCCATCAGGTAGCCGCCGCGCCTGGCCTCACCATCGAGCGGGAATTCAGTCAGAGCGCCACCCGCTGCTCCGGCAGCGAGATACCAAAATGACAGACTGTTCTTCTGAATGAACATCAGTCGGCCCTTGTAGACATTCACCCCAATAATTTCTGTCGTTGTCAGTCCTGTAAGCGCAGGACTTGTTGTTCCGTCTACCGCCGTCCATGTCGTGCCATCGAAGTACAGCGGCTTGTCGACACCGTTACACATAATCAGCCAACTGTTTGTCGCATCCCCGAACATCGTCCATTGGTGCTTGCCGTTGGTTCGTGCGGCTACGGATGCGCCGACTGCGCCAGCGGAAGTGACTTCATATACGCCGGAAGCCGTCGAGCAAAACATTTTGTTCGTGCCGCTCATGGCATTGTAGGAAATCAGCGTTTTGCCGATACCAGTCATGCCGGTAGCGTGACTTGTGTATCCCCCGCGAATCTCGACGTAGCTTGGACGAGGGAACCAGTTGTTCAGGACAATCGCTTCGTCGGGCTTCATGGATGCGAGCGCAGAGGACGCGTTCCATCCCTTTACCGGGGCAGGGTAGGACATGGCACCGGACACTTGTGCCATTGGTTGAGTCTTGCGGCGAAGGGCTGTTCTCATGTGTAAAAGTCCGGGGCGCGTTGCTTGGTTCCAAAGTTTGTCGACTGATAGTGTATATCGGCAGTATGGATAAACAACTTTCCACCACCGCCAATCGTCGGCAACGTGGTCAGTTTCACCGTCATCAGGATCAAGCCATCAGGCTCGATATCGTCCCTGTCCATCAACGTTGCGGTTGCACTGGCCCCAGACATGATTACCTCGTCAATCCTGTGCCTGTATTGCGGCGTCGTCGTGATGTCGGTCGTTGCGTAGGTAATCGTCAGATTTTTTTCTGCGGAGAAGTTGGCCTGATTATGGCCTTTTGCATATGAGTGGTAGAAGTCGAATACCGCATTGCCGGAAATGCTTGTCCCGTTATGCGACCAATGGACATGGATGTAAATGTCGGTTCCAGGCACATAGTCGTGCGGGATGTGGAATTCCATGTCATAGGCATCGTTGGCGACGAAAGCATACTGCCCAAGCTGCCCGCCCATGTAGACAGCGCGGGTCGGTGAGCCTGCTCCGGTCGCCTTCGGGATGACCTTGCCGATGATGTCGCGCCAGCAGTATGTTGATGGATATGGCCCAACCTTGATACCTGTCCCTGCACTTTTTGTAAGTTCTATCGACCCGCCAAAAATGCCACTGGTTACAACACCATCAATGAGAACATACTGCGCGCCCGTACTGGTATTGATGATTATCGGCGTTCCATCGAACGCAGCAAAGTCTTCAACAGTTGGAATTCCTGCTGAATGCCTTACCTGTTTCATGGCACCGCCCAGGAACCCTGCGGAACAAACACACCAGGCATCGCATCGCCTTCACAAGCGTTCATGTTTAACATTCTGCGCCCACCGTCCCGGCCCATCGCGTCCTTGACCTGTATTTCATAGGTACGCATGTCCTCTGCGTAGTCAAAACCCTTTTCCTTCTTCCAGCGCCATTTCAAACCGGCTAGGACGAGTTCTTCCGGCAGGATGATCGTATCTGTGTCGAGCGTGAAATATTGCTTGTATGTCGTTCCATCGGCACCGAGAATCCAGTTCTTCGTGACGTACTCGAAATACCACGATTTGCCGGCAGTCGGCACGGGATTGATAAGCAGTTTGTTGCCACGGATGCGGAAACGGTAATCCGGTCCAGTCGGGGCCATTGCTTTCGCTTGCTGCCACTCCTGATCGTTCAGCGGGCCGATAATCCTGATCTGGTCTGTTCTGTCCCAAATCGTGCCGTTCTTGATATAGCGGAAGCCGTTGCTGGCGATGGTAGCAATCGCACCCTGATCCTCTGCGGCAAGCGAGGTATGCGATGCCTCAAGTGTAAGTCCCTGCCACGAATGGCGAGAGGCCAGATCGTTACCCTCTTCCTCCAAGATTCTCATGACCTGCTGCACTTGCGAATCTGTTGATCCGGTAACGGATGCAGGGGAAGGGATATTCACTCTCCCGCAGAAGTATTGAACGATCTGTAAGAGTGCCATGTCAGTTCCTTAAATTTCCATTCCGCTCGGTTGTGCTTCGGCTTGTTGCTTCGGTGGGCGACCACGGCGCGTAGGCGCAGGCGCATCTTCCAAAATATCAGCCGAGGTGATTTCGCTAGACTGCGGTTTGTATTCGACCTGCTGCGGTTCAGCGCGAACCATCGCCTTCAGTGATTCGACTTGCTTGGTAAGTGCTTCGACGGTCGTTTTCAGGACTTCGTTTTCCTGCGAGATGGATGCCATCTGCACCGTGACGCCGCCGTGATCCTTCATGGAGGCCAACCACGTCCGCGCCTTGTTGCGCAGATCAACCGCGCCCATACCCATGCGCCGCAGTCCGTCATCATTGGCTTCCGCCAAGTCCTCAACAGTGCGGCAGTTCATGGCAATCAGGTTCGCTTGTTGCGCCGGGGAAATCACGCCCCATCCCTTGATCGGTGTGCCGCTTAACGGAAGTTCCTGACCGGCTTTCCACCGCTTGTACGACTCCTTCCAGTGTTCTGCCCACTTCTCGGGGATGCGGCCTTCACGGAGATTGCGCTCGATGTTCGTCAACCATTGCGTGACCTTGTATTCGACGCAATCCTTGCTGTACGGCGGAGTCACAAGAGCAACATCGAAGTCCATTGCAACATACCGGCCCTCGCGGGCGCTTGCCGCCCTGTCCTCCGTTGTGCGTGTTTCAAACTGCACATACGAAGGGCGCTCCTCGCGTTCCGACAACTCTCCGACTGACATGTGATCTCCTTAGTTTGCGCGAAGCGCGACAAGAACGGCGGCAGCCTGGGTTGCGGCGTCATCTGCGGCAGTAGTCCGCACGAGCTTATCGCGCCCTGGCGCATCGACATTCCCAACAACGTACCATTCCTGAAATGTACTGACCACGCCGAACTCCTGCGTGACCTTGGCGTTGTTCGCGCTTGTTCCGAGTGCGGCTTGAAGTGCGGCTCCGGTAATTGCCATGATATTCTCCTTAATTGGTGTTGCGCTTTACAACGAACATGGAAGCGATTTCATGTTCATACTCCCATTGTACGATGTAGCCCATTTTGATGAAAGTATCTCGCCACCACGAATGCGGCCTGACAGTCAGGTGCAACTGTTGCCCGATGATTGCTCCAAGATTGTCAGGAACAGTGCTGATCTGGAAAAACGTCGTTTTTGCTACGGCCATGATGTTGTTAATGACCTTATCGACGCTTTCAGGCGCGATATGTTCCATGACATCGGTACAGTATCCCCACTTAGCCATCAACGCAAGAGGCTCGGTCAGGTCATGTTGGCGAAACGCAAGTTCGCTGGCAGCAGGATCACGGCTATTGTCAGTGAAGTCGATCAACTGAACGTAGCATCCATATTCCTTGATCTTCAGTGCAGCGCGGCCCGTCCCGCATCCAAAATCAATTACAAGGCCGTCAGGCTTGCAAACTTCAAGGAATGTATCGACGCATTCCTCTCCTGGTGAAAGCGTCCTATAGGCGTCATGCGCCCACATGCGTTGATATTTTTCCTGCTCACTCAATTCCTCTACCGGCGTATTCCACATATCCGGCAACAATCCGCTTCCATGTACTTCGATCTTGCAGCCGGATTCCTGCAATGCCTTGGCTGTTTCCTGAAATCGTTCGGCCTGTAGTTTCATCGTCAGGCTAGCGATGTACTCCTTGCCATTGAACACCACATGCGCGCACGGGTCACCATCGTTCAATGGCTGTTTGTATGCATGACCCTCGCCTTCACGATGGCTTGAATCGTATCCGTAGATTTGCAGGTTTCTGTAACCAATTGCGTAAGCCAAGCATGTTGCCGTATTTCCAACCGACGCTGCGCCACCGATCAACACATAGGCGCTTTCGTAGTCCGGAAACTCGTTTTCGATATTCCCCACCTGAAGATGCCAAAGTTGCGCACTCGGCATACGCTTGAAGCACTCAGGGTGCACCTGCGATGCAAACAGATGATTTCGCGCAGGGCCGATCAGATCAGCGGTTTCGATTCTGGCGTCGATCAGCACTTGATAGTCAGGCAAGATGCCATTGTCAGCAAGGAACTTTGCTGCACCGTTCATGGCGAACACTTTTGCGCCGGATGCTGCCTGCCACCGTATTTCATCCAATGTGTCAGCAAGCGATGGACCGCCACCGCAGAGAACTGCAACACCGTCATGTGCATCAACGCACTTCACCCAATTCAGCTGATTGGCCGAGTTCTCTCGGATGTTGCTGTAAATCGCCTCGTCGGAAGTATTGCAGATCAGATGCACCGGCAGAATCAGTGGCATGGAAGCACCAGGATTCTGATGCTTGATCTGCAAGTTTGCGTAGGGTAGTTGCATCAATCCTCCTGTTGTACTGCACTGCCCCCGCGTTGGCAGGGGCAGGTCACTACAACATCAGGTCACGCGCCCCTGTTTATGGGGGCGTTGAATCATCACCTTGACGGTAGTGCGGCCAGCAGTAGCCGAAGCCACCGCAGCAACACAAGCACCACTGATTTCCTTACCGGAACCCGTACCGGCGATCAGGCCAGTCGTCAGCACGCCGACAGCAGCACCGGCAGCAAGCGAGATGGTGCAGGTCTTGGCGCAAACTGCTTGGCCGCTGATCTGATACCAGCCATACTGCGAGGCGACGTTTGCCGACATAGCGACGGCGACAGCGCGGGGAATGTTTCCACCCACAGCCGACAGCGTAGTCAGGTACGTGGTCGGATCGTAAGTCACGATGGAACCGACAACGGTACTAGCAACACCGAGTAAGTAAATGAACTCGCCTTCGCCATAGGTGGGATCGACGGCGCGAACAATGGTGCCAAGCGGGTGCTTCTGCGTGGCATCGGTATTCGCAATGGGCTGGCAACCAGCCAGAGTGTGAACGGCATAAGTCATGATAGTTCTCCTTTAAGCATGCCCAACGGCCTGCATTTTCCTGTTTGACAACGTGAGGTTGCCCATCCACAGAATCGGAATGACCTCGCCATCTTGGTTGATCGGGCGCTGGCCTTCAACGACTTCCAGATCGGCATCCTTGTGGACAACGAGGTCGAAGTAGTTGGTGTTCAGCATGTAGAAGTGTTCCGATGGAATGCCGCTGTTGCCGTCGTGATACACGTCCGCTCCCTTGTACTTCAGGGACACAAGGCCACCATCAGCGGTCGAAGCGTCCATGTAACGCTTGATGGAGGTCTGCGAAGCCTCGAAATACTGGTAGTAGGTGTTGTCCATCACGATCAGGTCGGGACAGTCATCCGGGCCGCGATCGACGGTCAACCAGGTCGGCAACAGCATCGAATTCTCGATGGTTGTCGAACTCGGAGTAACCGAAGCGGCAGAAGCATCAAACACGGTGTTTGCCCAGAACGAGAAGGTCGTCGAGTTGATGCCGCCGACAGTACCAGTGCCGAGGTCAGACACAAGAGCCTGGAGGCCGTTGATCTGGTTCGACGCGGTGCCGTCAGAGTACAGATCGGACGAAAACGAGTTGTTGAACGTGCGGATCGCGTTTTTCATCTTCGACTTGGCAAGCGAGAAAATCTTGCTGTCGCCGGAGTTGATGCGCTTTTCACGACCGGACGCCACGATGTTGATGGCAATCTGACGCCACTGATACTCGGCGGCGGAAATCACGTCCGACGCGGAGATGTTCAGGGTGTCCCAATCGCTGTAACGCTGATAGGTCGAATTGGCCGCGTAGTCGAGCGGGGTAACGATGGTCAGACCGCCGTCCTCGCTGCGATAGTTGCCGCGCTTGTACATGTGTTTCAGGAGAGCATTGCGGCTCGAGAGGTTGTCTTTGACATCCTTGCGAACCTTGCGGAAGGTCGACGTGACCAATTCCGTAAAAGTGCTGTTGGGGCTAGCCATGATAGGCTCCTTTCAGGTTAATGACGAGAGTTGATTTCCCGCTGAGTTTCGCGGAGTGCATCATCGAGGTTCCTCATCGTTGCCCTATTCGTCTCTGTAGGAGTCCTTCGGGTGTCCCGATTGCGAACATTTGCTGCGGTTGCTGCCTTGGCTTTCTGGGCATCCTCTTGCGCCTTTTTGGTTCGTGCGGATTCAGTTTCCTGATTGATACGCTCGATTTCCTTCTGGCGAGTGATGGGATTGGCCCATACAGCTTTTTCATAGGCATCCTTCAATTCTATACCTGTCTTGAGAAGTACAACAATATCGTCGGCTACTTCATCGAAGTACGGGTGTGACTTGTCAGATGCGAATTCATTGACTTCATTCGTGACCTTTTTGTAGGACTCTTCGCGCTCTTGTTGCTGGCGCTGAGTCAATGTCCCTTCAAGGTTCGATACCTTGTCCATCAGGGCTTTTACGGTCGGGTCGATCGGGGTCTGCTCCTGTCCGCCGCCTTGACCGATGTCTATGCCGTAGTCCTTGGCAAGTTGCATGAAATACTGCTGCTTCTGTGCTGGCGCGGATTCGGTCAGCACCTTATGTGCATTGAGCAGGGCTTGCACGGCTCGCGGAGCTTCGACGCCGGCCTTCTGGATCAGGTCTTGGTATGGCGCAATGGCATCGCGCATCTGACGCCCAAACTCGTTGTGCTCCTTGTACTGGCCCAGACCTTCCATCATCTGCTTTTCGCGTGTTTCGATGTAGTCCTGCACGGCAGGGTCAAGTTTCCCGTAGTGTTCGTGCATCTCCTTGGCCCACGCCTTCGGAGCAGGGCGGGCGGTTACTTCCGGCTTTACTTCTTCGACCGAAGTATCCATCGCCGTATCAACGTGGTCATCCTCGGTATTTTCACTGGTCGATTGCGGAAACAAATCACTGGCAAGATCAGCCGATGCGGTTTCGACATTGAAACCTTCACTCCCTACATCGTCGGAAGTGGTTACTTCGGTGGAAACTTCGCTTCCAGTGCTTTCGTCCATGAAATCAATTCTCCTAGGTTTAGTGTGGTTACTTTATGCGCGTGTTACAGCTATGTCAAGGTGTTCAACTTCGGCAGCAAGTTTTTCCCGCTTTTCGATCGGCATGTTGATGATCTCGCGCTCCATGTGGTCATCGACTTTTTTCTCCAGCGCGGCATCCTCTTCTGCGTAGCGTTTTGCCTGGTGCTCTTTCAGCGAGGGCTCGTAATCCACGCACCCGGTGGCTTTCATGTCGGCGCGGCGTTCGGCTCTGCTGGTGATGTATCGCCCGCTGGCCGGCGACACATAAGCCGGGAAGTCGACGTGTACCATCGGTGCACTCAATTGCTTGGTGGCTGGCGCGTTGCATTCGCAGGTTTGCGGCTGATCGTAGTCCTTGAGTTTCAGGAACCGATCGAACTTGTGGCCTTTTTCACAGAGGAATTCGTAGAGAGGCATGGTCAGTAGTAGTAATCATATGCGGCCAGCAGGATCAAATCTTCTTCCTCTATGGCATCCATCTGTTCCTGCCACAGTGCCAGAAGTGCCTTTACCTTCTTCACGTCGGCTTCGATTGCTTTCCAGTCGATGTTTGTTTTCTGTTCATGCGTTTCAATGTGCGGCTTGACGATCTCGACGGCCTTTGCAACAACAGTATCCGGCGTAATTTCAACATCATCGTTGATGATTTGCTGCATCGCCTTCTTCAAGAACGCATCAATTCGTTTCCCGCGCTTTATCTTCCGTTCGCCCCACCAGATGCCGGTCGGATGTCCTGCGCCGGCAGATGGCTGTTCATCTACTTCATGGAGTGGTCCCCAAGACCGACCCCAACTTCCTAGCCAACTGACGCCCCAACTATTCCACATGGATTACTCTCCCTGCGGAACCAGCTCCAACGCCCTTCCTGCCGCATCGCGCTTGATACTCACCTTCGGTTTCACGGCGATACTGGCAAGCAGTTTCTCCTGCGTCTGCATCATCGCCTGCATCATCGCCTGCATCATGGCTTCGGACTGTTCTCCTTTGGCGGATTCATGGGCTTCGCGCTCACCATCCTGCTGCGCGGTTTGCGCGGCGGTTGCTGCTCGAGCCTGTGCATTGATCTTGGCAATCTCTATCTGTGCGGCAGCTTGCAATGCGGCCTTCTTCAACTCGGTATCTCGCTGAATCTGAGCCTTCATCTGCTCGGTGGCTCGCTGTGCGTTCAGCTTTGTGGCATCGCTTTCCATCTGTGCCTGCAACTTGGCCATGTCTGCCTGTTGCTGCGCTTGTAGCCGCATGTTCTCCAATTGCATTTCGGCTTTCATCTCAAGCATGTCCATCTGTGCATCAGCCTGCATCTGCTGCTGTGTCTGCGCGGCTTCCTGTTGCATACGTTGCGCTTCCATTTGCTGTTCGGCCTGCATCTTGGCCATCTCAGCCTTGCCGCCGTCGCCTTCAGGTTCCGGTGGTTTCATCTGCTTGATGTAATCCTCGATGTCCGGTCCGAAGCGGAACCGGCGCGTAATCGCCAGCAGCATCGACTGCGCGGCTTCCATTGGCATGACGCCCTTCGCAACCAACGGGCCAACGCCATTCAGGTATTGCGCCAGAGCGTTCATCAGTTCCGCGATGTTCTTCTGATCCTCGACGGCTTCAGGCTCGACCGTGGAGTTTGTCTCGATGTCGATTCGGTAGGAACGCTGCATGTCATCGCGCAGCATTTCGAGTACCTGTCCCCATATCGGCATGGCCATGGCCTGCTGTACCTGCTGCTGTGTTTTCGGATCGACCTGTGCGCCTTGTTGAGCAGCTTGCTGCATGGCCCCTGCCATCTGTTCGACCTGCTGGCGTTTCTGCGTTGTCAGGAATGGCAACCCGGTCATCTTCTCCCACGTTTCCTCGGAGAATTTCGTCGCGGCAATCTCCAGCATCATGCGGAGGATATCTCGAGCATACCGTTGAACTTCCTTCTGCAACCGCTTCAGTCGCATGGTTCCCCATTGCGACTTGATGTTCTGCGCCGTGGCGGTTTCGCTAGCGACCGTTGAACCGCGCAGGATGTCCGAGATCCCGGTGATTTCGTATATGACGCGTTTGCACTGTTCGCGGGCCTGGTACAGTTGCGTCAGTACGTTGACCAACTGCTCGACCGGCATGAACCAAATGGCGTTCTGCAAGCCTTTTTCCGCCGCCAGCGACGATGACTTGTCGGACGGTATCAGGATCGCGTCGCCGGACTTCATCAGGTTATCCAAATCCTGACCAAGCTCGGAGTCATAAATGCCCCGTGCCCGCAACGCATTGACAACCGTGTTAATCCGCTTTGTCAGTACATTCAGTTCCTTGGCCTGGTTCTCGTAGATAACGTACAGAGCGACCGGAAGCAGATCGTCGGACTTCTCGATGAAGGTGATCGGCTTCGGGCAGTTGTAGAACCCCGTCAGTTGCAGCGGGTCGTCGTCCTCCTTTAACAACCCGTCAGGGTATGAAGGCGACAGCCACTTGATCTTCCTGCCGCCGTCCTTGTCCCATATCTGGTATATCAGCGTGGTTTTCTTGGCCCCAAGGTGTTGCTGCTCCTTGTCGGTCTTGTTGACGCCGTCCTCGTCGTTGCCATCCTCTCCTTCGGAGAACGTCAGTTTCGATGCGATTTCCTTGCCGAAAAGTCGTTCGGCTTCCGCTTTGTCGATGTATTCCTCGTAGGCTATCCACGGAACACGCGACCACTTCTTTGCATATCCGAAATACACCCTATTCCATGAGCGTGTCTCGCAGCAGACGATTTCCCACGTTTTCTTCTCTGCGCCCTCTTCGCCTTCGATCTTGGCGTCGTACTTGACCGTCGATATACCGCGCCCTGGCAGTAACCCGTCAAGGACGCTATGTCTCATCGCTTCATCGAATGTCTCGTAGCCGTCGATATTGGTGTCCAGCAGGAATTCCAGTGCTCGATTTCCAGCCTGTGCCGATGCTTTGCCGATCGGGTCTTCGTCCTTGAACCTGCGCTGAACCACGGGCCTTGGAACAGCGGAATACAGTGCCGGCAGCAATGTTTCCGTATTGGAAAACAGGATATTGAACGGGGTCGTGTCGTTTTCCTCCGCCCCGTATATCTTGATAACTCGTTCGCCATTTTTGCGGAAATCGCTCTCGCGCTTTTTGGCTTCCTTGATCTCGTCCGTCCAGAACGAGACTACCGAGCTAGGTTCCTTCGCTTTTCTGGCCATGATTTACGTGATTGTGGTGTTGCTGGTGCTGATTCTGTTGAGTCTGAACTAGGATGAGGATATCGCTGCCGCATGAGTGGAGTCCGAGGCCGTACCAGAAGGCGCTGTGGGAGTATTTGAGCAGCGGCGGGAAGCGGGCGGTGGCGAAGTGGCATCGGAGAGCAGGTAAGGATGAGGTATTCCTGCACCATGTAGCGTGTGCGGCGCATGAGCGGGTGGGGAACTACTGGTACATGCTGCCGGAGTATAGTCAGGCGCGGAAGTCGATGTGGGATGCTATCGACGGGCACAGCGGGAAGAAGCGGATTGACAGGGCGTTCCCAACGGAGATACGGAAGAAAACGCTGGATCAGCCGATGATGATCGAGTTCCATTGCGGGAGCACATTCCAACTTGTAGGCTCGGATAACTTTAACTCGTTGGTAGGTTCCCCGCCGATCGGGTTGGTGTTTTCGGAGTATGCGATCAGTCAGCCGAGTAGTTGGGGCTATCTGATGCCGATTCTGGAGGAAAACGGAGGATGGGCGGGGTTCAACTCGACGCCACGGGGGAAGAATCATTTCAAGAGACTGTGTGAATTTGCGGCATCGGAGCCTGGATGGTTTTTCAGCAGCATCAATGCCGACGAATCTGGAATTTTCAGTCCTGAGCAACTGAACAGCATCCTGCGACAGTTGCAGGCCGAGCATGGAAACGAATACGGCATGGCATTGTTCATGCAGGAATACTATGTTTCGTTTGAGGCGGCGCTGCCGGGGTCAATTTGGGGTGATGCGATCTCGAAATTGGAGGCCAACGGGCGGGTGCAGACTGAGGAATCGCCGGTTTTGGTGCCTCATACCGATGGATTGCCGGTTTTCACGGGTTGGGACTTGGGGTTC